TGGCCACTAAATACGCCTCGTTATTCTAGGTTTGTTGCATACACAAACAGACTTGCTCCCTCTCGAAGCATAAACGATTTTGAAGGTCAATTAATTTATGTTATGCACGAAATGAGAAGCACAAGGTCTACTGCTCTTACAAAAATATCGCGCGCTCGAGAGATAAAGGGAAACCTAACTGGTGAAAAGATAGACGGAATAGAAACCAAGGGCAATGGCCAAGTTGCTGCTTTAGTTAAGTATTATGTGCACCCTCTTACAACTTGCAGCCAATCAGATGCCGAAACTAAAGCAGAAGAAATATATAAAGGACTTGGGGCAAGGTAATGGCACTCTTAAACTTATCTGAAATTTCAAGTTACATTCGAAACCTTTATGATCGCGTCGGATTGGACGACCTCAGAGAAGGTCATGCTGCTAGAATTCGAGAATGGTTCATCGCCAATATGTCAAATATTGGCAGATATTCTAACCGAGATTTTGAGAGATTTGGTAGTCTAAACACTGCTGACCCGAGCGACCCAAACGTTGCCCAAAGACAAGATGGTTGGCAAGCAGTTACTGAAGAAGTTCCAGACATAGACCATATAACTTATGGCACTGGTATTCTTTATATTCATGGTGAGATGGAAATTCCTCCCACCGAAGATAATTCAGGAAATGCCGGATTGGTCGACCCAGAAACAGGCAAGACTCTTACAGGGATTATCCTGCAGGGTAATCCAAGAAATGCTATTGTCGGAGACGAATTTGCGCCAACATCAAGAGAAGCAGATGCAAGCACTATCGCAGGACAACATTTTTTGGTTGCTACCGCTTCTCAAAAGGGAACGTTCAACGAAACTCAAGACGGAAGTAATGCTATCCAAGGATATAAGTGGAACTTTTCTAGCGATACTCCTACTGGAGATGGCGACGAATCTGGGCATTGGTGGTATGATACGATAATAAGGTCAGGTTCTTCTCCAACCAAGACAAGTTCTTATAAAGAAACTTCTACTAAAAGAAATGCTGAAGCATCTGCTACCTCAACAACTCCATCTGAGTTCAACGATGCAACTATCTACGGATTAGACAACGAAAGAAACAACTATCCATTTATTATCATTAATTCTGGTCAACCACAGAGTATTAACACCTTATTACAATCCCTTGACGGAGACAACGGAATGTTTGACGGAATTCTTCCTGGACCTGTTACTTTGAATAACACATATCCGCCTCAAGCAAATAACGGACTAACTATCTCTCAAAAAAACCGTAGAGCAATTCTTGACTATATTTCTCCGCTGAACGAGACTCCATCTGATGGCAATTCTTAATCAATCAACTTACAACCAGTACATTGCTGAAGGTATAAGAAATGCCTCGGGGTTGTCGAGCAGTATTGGTATATTTTCTGGTGGGTCGATGCCCGATATTGTCAGAACACAAATTGTAAAGATNATTTCTGATACTTTGCGAGATATCGATACAAATATTCCTGGGAATATTCCTGGAGAAATTTATGATACAGTTGCCGACTTGATGCTTCCCTTCACCCCTTCTATGAACAAAAACACCTTGATCGATGTATTGAAGTCTAATTCTGTATTTGGACAAATTGGAGGAGGAATATTAAACCTTGATACGGTTATTGCAGACGCATTAAACAGTTTTATTAATTACTATGAAAGAAGATTACTTGAAGTCACAGGAGGGGTTGGCGCAGTTTTGGGTTCTTTGGGGATCAGTGGATCTCTTGCTCAAATAGCAGAACAAATTACAGGAGATGTTGTAGCGTCTATTAATGCTTCTTTGGGCACCTTGCTCTCTCCGTTAGAATTATCTAATATATCACCAAGAGTTGTTGCCACTTTTTTAAAAGGTTCTGGCGAAATAAATCTGTTCACTGATCTTCCTCCTTCTTTTGCCCCCCTTCTCACAGATCCAGAAATCAAAGACCTTGTGACCTCTGTGGCAGATCCTTTGGGTAATGTAGACCTTGACGACCTAAGTCCTTCTCAGAGAGACACCTTTGCTGCTTCTTATGTGAAAGCAGCAAGCGGGACTAGTGCTAGTATTGGTGCTTTGAAGTCTTTGATGGCGTCAACTAGGGGCACCATTGCAGGAACTATTGACAACACAACCGATTTGCCAGGACCAAATCCATATATTATTGACGTAGACACGATAGACACAGAAGGTTCTTTTATTTCTTCTATAGAAGAACTTGAGGCAGAGATGTCTAGCGTCACGAGAGGCATAAGCGAAGTCATAGTGCATTGGTCAGAGACTTTCACAAACGCCAACCTTAGTGCTTCTCAACTCACAGAACTAACGGGAGCAGGTGATAATGCTTATCATCTTATTATTCGTAGAGACGGTTCTGTTGAGAGGGGCGTCCCTTTGAATAAAGCAGGAAAGCATTGCGACCTAAATGGGCATGACGAACACTCAATAGGGATCTGTTTCGTTGGTGGGTTGAACGTTTCTACTGGAGCATCAAACCTTTACGAAGTTGCTTCTACAAGATCGATTAGTAGATCTCAGTACAATACTTTTTATCAAATTATGAGAGTATTTTTTAGTCAGTTCCCAGGAGGACAGGCACTCGGGCATATGGACATAGACCCAACACAAGAAGATCCAGGGTTTGATGTTCGGACTTACGTTTTCAACAACTTTAATAAATTAAGTTTGTACACTGACCCAATTAATCAGGCAGGGTTTACACCAGATGATATTTTAGCAAAACTTGAAGAAACTAATTCCGAGATAGATGCACTTGAAAAAGATCCAGACGTTATGGAGAAGAAGTTTTGACAACAACAAATAACAAAATTGAAGACCGTCTGGCAAAAGAAAACGGTGTTGAAAGAGAGTTCAGCGTTGGTATCTCTCGAGACGGTATGTCAGATCCAACAGGCGAATACCCTCTCCGTTCTAACTGGTTCTCTCCTAGTGTAAGTGCTTCAGCACGTGGTATTCAAATAAACGACCTTCGTTTAGGGGGATCTACTCTTGGCGTAAACTTTGACGTTCCTTATGCTTCGCCTTCAATCTACCCATTTAATCAAGCAAACACCACCCCCTCTGGACATTCGTTTGAAATAGACGATACTCCAGGGAATGAAAGAATACTGTTGAAGCACCACACAGGTGCTGGAGTAGAACTTAAACAGGACGGTTCTGTTGTTGTGGTCTCTAGGTCGCACCAAGTACAGGTTGCTGGTGCTGATCACGAATTAGTAGTTTCTGGTCAAGGAAATTTAACTTATGACGGCGACCTAAACCTTGTTGTTAACGGAAACTATAATGTTGAAGTTGGCGGGACTATGAATGTGAACGTCGGCGCAAATTACAATCAGTCAACTCATGGTTCGTTAATTACTGAAACTGGTGATACCCATAGCACAATTGTTCGTGGTAACAAGGACACCAAAGTTTGGGGAGACACGTTTGATTTTTATTCTAGCGATGTAAAGATTGTTGGTAAAAAAGACATTCGAGTTATCGCGAAAAAAGATCATATCGTCAATGCTGGTAGAAACGTGAGGGCGACAGCAGAGGACGGTTGGCATGTTGCGTCAGGAAACCAGGCAGTGCTCTCTTCGAAAGATGTAACGGTTGTTGCCCCAACAGGAAAGATCGGTGGGTCTAATATGCACTTCGTAGGATCTCTCTACACGGGTCCAGACGACGATAATGGTAGTGCTACGGTATTCCAAGGAAACCTTGTAGGACGCGCTCTGGAGGCGTGGACAGCGAAGTTTGCACTGTACGCAGACGAGTCTCACTGGGCACATCGATCGAGTTATGCCACTAAGGCAGACGAGTCTGTAAAATGTTATCAAGCACACCAGGCAGTTTCAAATGCGTCTGACCCTTCGAATGCGGCACCTACTTCTGCAAATAATGTTGGATATTCTCCATCAAGCACAACAGCACACGATGGTTCGCCTACATTAACATCTGACCCAACCTATCAATTTGACTGGGGATGGAACGTCGACGACACAAACACTGCTGGACCGCAAATAGAAGGCAGGGTGGGTGCTAACGTTTCGCCAAACTATTCAACAACAGGAGATTGGAACGACGTTTACTTGAAGACATCTCCGTTTGCTGTTCGTAAGGTACTTGTTGACGAAGATAACACGATCGAAGATAAGATTGCGAAGATTGATTCGTACACGTATTACTTTAACTGGACACCAACCACCCAAGAGATTCGCTCTAAATTGCGTACGATGGACGGTGCTAACGATGCACAAACTTCGCCAGAGAAACAGACCGATGGCGCCAAGTGTATTCAATCTCTTCTTGACGAAAACAGAATACACCCTCACTATACGTTGCCGCTTCCTCCTGCCCCATACGAAATTAAGAGGACAGGACAGGCACAACCTACAGCAAAGTTTGGATACAGTCTACTCGGGAACCCTGTAGAAAGGTCTTCTAAAACGTTTTTGCCAAAGAACAAAGTTTCTTCTGTCAGAACTATTTTGGCAGATCCAGTTTATAATCCAGATAAAAACAGCACACCAATAACAAGCAACACAAAACTATCTAAGTCTTGTACTGTTTCTAAATTCCTCGGTGCACCTGGATCTAAAACTTCACTAGATTTTGTGCCGCTGTTTGATCAAAGACAAAACTTAGCAAGGCAGTGGTACTTGCATGCTTGGTTGATGGAAGGTATCGCCTCCTCTAATGAGTTTGGTCGATATAGACTACAAGTTACAGAAGGATATTATCACCCTGCCAGCGGTATTAGGGAAGCATATGATGCATCAAAAGAACAACCAACTGCTCGTTATTGGAGAGAACCCTATAGAAAAGAAGATGGCGGTTCGACGCAAATTTCTTTGATCACAGGCAGACCAACAATCAATCAATTGAAGTATGAAGGACGCGCTGTTGTATACACGCTGTTCAACTCAAGGGGCAAGATTGACTACAGTGCCACCTTTGACCTCTCTTTGTATATTAGAGATACTTTCTTCTACGATCAATTAAGTTTAGATTACGACTTTATTCGCCCAGACGGAATATTGTCTCAGCAGTTAATTGTGGTTATGCCAACTGTAGACACAAGTTTTAAAACTTCTTTTCAAATGAAAGTTGGAACGTACTTTAATAGAAGAATACTTTCTGAGGACGATTTGGTAGAAATATCTGATTAATTGGCGTATAAATAAATGAAGTAAATTAATTGGAACCTCCGATGGCACTGAATAGAGTACTTCCAGGGTTAAAAAATAAAACTCTACTTACAGGAAAGACAAAATTCAACTCAGACGTTGATTTGTCTTTTACAGCCAGACCAGGGACACCTACCAGTTACGACAGTTCTGGTGTTGGGCAAGATTTTAAAGGCGACATTTATAAAAAAACTGATGTTGCTGCTGTACTACAGTCTGTCGAAAATATATTGTTAACCAATACCCAAGAAAAACCTTTTGAACCCAGTTTTGGTGGAAATTTGAGATCTCTCTTATTTGAAAGCAGTACCAAAGTTTCTGAACCTTTTGTGACAAGAATAATAACCAAAACCCTACAGCGTTGGGAACCTAGAGTTGAAGTAAAAAATATTACTTATCTTCAAGGAGAAAAAATTATTGAGAGCGGTTCTTCTGATCTTCTTAGGTATTCTTCTAATGATTTGAGGATAAAACTGGACTTGAACATCAAAAACATAAGTTTCGAAGAAACTGTCACAACAACCATAAATTTGAATAGGTTACGATAATGGCAACCACAATAAAATCAACAGAATTAGACTTCAATGCCATTAAAGAAAGTTTAAAGAACTTTTTAAAAGATGGTGGGCAATTTAATGATTATGATTTCGACGGTTCTGGTATAAACAATATTTTAGACGTTCTTGCATATAACACTCATTATAATGCACTTTTGACCAATTTTGCATTAAACGAGTCGTTTTTAGTCACAGCACAATTAAGACCTTCTGTTGTCTCTTTAGCGGAATCTTTGGGATATATTCCCGACTCTAAAAAATCTTCTGAGTGCACTATTAATTTTTCAATAACTCCAAACTCGGTTAGCAATTTAGCGACTCAGGTCAAACTGCTTCCTGGTGAATTGATCCTTCGTGGAACAAAAGACGAGGTAGACTACACATTTAGTAATAGGGTAACTGTTGAAGCAGTTTTAGAAAATGGGACGTATAAATTTTATCCTGCGGGCGATCCTGATGGGACAATTTTCGTCTACGAAGGAGAAGAGAGACAACAAGACTTTTTGGTTGGGTCTTCATTAGATACTGTTTATGTTATCCCCGACAAAGAAGTTGACATAAGCACTGCCATTGTCAGGGTATTTGAAGATCAGGCATCCTCTGAGGTAGACGGAGGTTCAGAATTTTCTGTTTATCAAAACCTAGTTGACGCTACAACGATTGATGCAGAATCTAGATTGTATGTTCTTAGAGAATCCCCTAATGGATTTTATGAGTTGTCTTTTGGTAACGGAACAACTCTCGGTGTTTCACCAAAGGCAGGAAACGTCGTTGCTGTTAATTATCTTCGAAATAGCGGAGAAACAGCAAATGGGATACAAAGTCTTGTTCTTTCTTCTGACATCTACATTGGAAGTTATCTCGTAAACCCCAATTTAGATACAGTTAATCTCGAAACGGCGACAAGTTCCTCTGGCGGTACTGATGTTGAGTCTATTGAATCTATAAGAAAAAATGCCCCATATCAATTTTCTTCACAAAACAGAATGGTAACTGCTAACGATTACACCGCACTCATACTAAAGAAATATTCTTCTTTTATTAGTGACATACAATCTTGGGGAGGACAAGACGAACTTAACCCAGATTTTGGAGCAGTATATGTTTCTATAGTCTGGAAAGCAGGACTAAGTTCGCAAACAATTTCTAATACTAGGCAAAAGATTCTAGAGTTAGCAGAACAATATTCTATAACATCTTTTCAGTTAAGGTTCCAAGATCCAGTAGAAACTTATATTGCGACTGAAGTGTTTTTCCAGTTTAATCCTGCTTTGACAGGATTGACTCAATCCAACATACGAGCAGCTGTGAACACTTCTGTAGAAGAATATTTTGCAGAAAATACTGGAAGTTTTGGTCAAGTATTTCGTTTGTCAAACCTGTTAACCGATATTGACGCTACTGATCCTTCTGTGCTCTCTTCTCGCGCGGAAATTGTTCTTAATAGAAGGGTATTTCCTCAATTGACACAGATAAAAGATTATGTTGTAAAATTCCCAGTCGCAATAAGAGACCCTGTTATACAACAAGCAAAAACTGTCTATACCAGCGAGTTTACCTACAAAAATAAAACAGTGTCTATAAGAAACAAATTGAACGAAAGAGTTCGTGTTTCTGGCGAAGGACAAAACGCAGTATTTGAAACTAGACCTTCTAACGTTTTAGAAATAGTGGATTCTTTTGGTGATGTCGTAGTAGACAATATAGGTTCCTACGATAGAACTACTGGAACAGTTACTATAACTGGATTAAATGTTCAATCTATTCCAGGGGGAAGATCTTATATAAAACTTTATGCTATTCCTGCAAATAAATCTGTTGTGACTTCAGTCCGAAACAGTATTGTAAAGTTTGATGCAGAAGAATCGTTTTCCAAAGCAGTTATCACTGACACCGAGTAACAAGCATGTCAATTGACAAGACAACATCCGATATCTATCGATACGATCTAGACTTTGATCGGTATGAAGTTTTTAATGCTTTGCCGTCTCATTTCGACGATAAGTACCCAAATTTAGTAAAGTTCTTGGAAGAGTATTATAAAAGTCTTGAAGCAGGGGATAACCCTGTTTCAAATATTCAAGATCTCCTAATATCCCGTGATGTAGTACAAACAAAAACTGAATTTTTGACATTTATCGCAAGCGAACTTCTACTCGGCGAACCTTATTTCGAAACGTTCAACGATAAAAGATCAGCAATACAATACTCAAACATACTCTATAGATCTAAAGGAACAGAATATTCTATAAAACAGTTTTTTAGGATATTTTATGGAGTAGATATTGAAGTAGAATATGGGAGAGACAGAGTATTTAATGTGGGCGACCCCAGATTAGAAACGCTAGAGTATATTGGTGGTGGGGTTACAACAGGTAATAACTTTTCTTTTACATTTCCGGATGCAGTAATCACAGTCTTTCTGCAAAAAGATGACGGGGAATTCATAGAAATTGTTGAAGGTGTAGACTACGAATTAAATTATTTTGAAAAAAAGGTTTCTTTAAAAACTACCTCTACTCCTTCTTGGGCAGTTAATGCAGAAGGCAACCCAACTTCATATGCATCTGATGTTTCTCTTAATTATGCTGCTAGTAACGCTTTGCTATATCAAGGAAAAAAACTTAGAATTGAATCTGAAAAAACTTCTAACACAGCAATTGGTTCTGATGTTACGGATAAAAGAATAACTGACAATAGGTTTTTCCAGTTATATGGATTGCTGATATCTACACCACTTTCCGTTAATGTTTGGCAAAGAGCATATAAGTCTTTCATTCACCCAGCAGGTATGTACCTTGCAGGAAAGGTAGACATAACTTCAGCATTTGATTTGGGGTTGGGGTTGGTTCCACCTGCTCTTATCCAACCGCCTCCACCAGTAGTAATTGTGCAAACAACTAATATAACAACAAAACAAGAAACAAAGGGACTTCTAACCTCTTCTGTTACTGAGATTGCTCCTGGTCCGGATGGATATAGAATTAGAACCAGACCAAACGATATGTTCCACCCAAGAACAATTGCAAATTGGGACACGCAATATGGTTCTCTCGCTGACGCGGATGATATAAATGCTAGAACTCTTGATGATAGTTATGCTGACCTATCTAATATAATCAATTTGATAGACGAAGATGTTTGGCACTTCAGTTATTTGCATTCTGTTGATAGTGATGGACTCGGTAACGGCGACTCTGCTCCTATTTTGGGATATAATGGCGACCACATAGTTGATTTTGAATAAAACCCTTATAAATAGTCAATACAAATAAACGGAAATTTTGGAAATGGCAACCAGAGAAATTTTAAACAACGGTACTACTGCCAATGATGGTACTGGCGATACTTTACGTCAGGCAGCAGATAAGATCAATACAAATTTTCGGTCTTTATTTCTGCTGTTTGGGGATTCTGTCTCTTCGACCACAAACATCAGTTTTGATTCTGACGGTTCGATTATTTTTGAAAATGGGACATACGATACAAAATTAGTTGCAGCAACTACTTCAGGTAGTAATAAAACTATCACTCTCCCTAATGCTACTGGCACCGTTGTATTAAAAGACACGACAGATATCCTGACCAACAAAACGTTGGTTGACGTCATTACTGACGACATTCACGATAGCAACGATAACCCAATTATTTCTTTTAATGGTACTCCAGACGCAGTTAATCATTTTGAAGTTAAAAACGGCGATTCTTCTTATGGAGTTGTCATTGGGGTTACGGGAGATTCAGGCGATGTAGACCTTCATCTTCATCCACTCAACAACGGTGTCGTTCACGTAGACAGCAGACTTGTGTTTACTACTGAAACAATTACAACTACAGGATCTACTGCCAGCGTTAAACTTCCAACTTCTTTTCTTAACAAATCATCTACGCCTTTTGCGGTTACCCTACCAGACGGTGTAACGATAGGAGACGAAAAAAAGTTTGTAAATATTAATACTGGTACTGCTACGATCACCCCAGCAAATTTGGCGGGTGGAACAACAATACAAGTCGCTCAACACGCTGCTTGTTCTTTAATCTGGTCAGACTCTGCTTGGCATCTGATTACAGATACTGGCATCACATTAGCATAATAGGTAAAGGAAATGGCCGCTACTATAACTGAAAGTCTAAAAAGAGATATATTAACTGATCTCTATAACAGCACCCAAAACGTTGGATTAGATTCAGGGCAAGACTCGGATAGATTTTATTTGGCGATTGGAAGATCAGAGGAATGGGATTCTGACGTAGAACCACCTGCGCCAACTCCAAGCAATCGCTCCGTTAAAGATTTTCAAGCATCTATTCAGTCAATGAAATTGGTTCCGGACGTTTCCTATGTTGTACCAAGGCACAGTTGGACTGCTGGTAACTTTTATGAAGCATGGGACGATAAGTATAATTCTAATACAACGATTTCTGCTTCTGGCGATATTCAAAACCCCTATTACGTTCTTACTGACGACGATAATGTTTATGTTTGCCTTCAAAAAGGGTATACCTCTCAAGCAATTCCTAGAGCATCTCTGTATAAACCAATAGACACTTCAGGAAACCCCTTTTCTGCTGGTGACGATGGATATATCTGGAAGTTCATGTACAATATTGGCGCAGCGGAATCTAGAAAATATATTACTTCTGCTTACATGCCTGTTGAAAAGGTGTTAGATTCTTCTCAAACAAATATTCCTTTCGATAATTTATCAGTTTCTCGTAGACAACAATTTGGATTACAAAACAATGCGATTCCAGGACAAATCATCGGAATAGCAATAGACAGCGGTGGTTCTGGTTTTACTTCTAAACCGACAATAACCATTACGTCAATTTCTAGAAATACGTTAACAAAGTTCGATTCTGCTCAATTAGATTCTGCTGTTACTCCAGCGCAAGCATTTGCTCGTATTCATAACGGATCAATATATGAGGTAATTATGAAGGCAGACTCTACTGACGGCGACAGCGTAGGCACGTTTACTTTCGGCAAAAATTATTTTGATGCTTCTATTACTGTATCTGGAGGTGGCGGAACTGGGGCAAAACTGCGCGCAATTATTGCTAATGATTCTGGTATGGGAGCAAACCCCATAAAAGATTTAAACTCTTCTGCTATAATGTTTAACACAACTTTAGACGGAACAGAAAATAACGATTTCCAAGTAACTAACGATTTCCGTCAAATAGGAATTATTAAAAACCCATTAAAAGATTCTGCACAATATCCTGGGTTTTCTGGAGATTCTGCTGCAAGCGATGTTACGCTTAATGCACTTAAAAAATTATATGTTGCTGGCGGGTTGAATTATTCCAATATTCTTGGTGATGAAACTGTTATAGGTAGTGTTTCTAACGCAAGAGCAGTCCTAGATTATTTTGACGAGGCGAACGATATTTTGTATGTTCATCAAACAAGAGAAACTGGATTCACACCATTTACAGATTCTGACACTGTTTCTGTTGGTGCTGGAGGTAGTGGTATTTCTGTTACCCCCAACCCAGCTGGAGGGCAACCCGTTCTTCGCCCTGCTGAGGTAAACAACTTCTCTGGAGAAGTGATCTACATAGACAACAGGTCACCAGTTACCAGAGATAACGAACAGACAGAAGACATTAAGATTGTAATAGACCTTTAAGGAAATAAGAAATGCCTAATCAGTTTACATCAACAACGTTCTCTGATACATATAGGGACGATTTTAAAGATAGTGCTGGATACCATAAGGTTCTATTCAATTCTGGACGTGCTCTCCAAGCGAGGGAACTCAATCAGTTACAGACTATTTTACAAACTCAAATCACCAGAATGGCAAACAACATCTTCATGGATGGTGCTGCTATATCTCCGAAATCATCTGGTGCTGGAACTGACATCGTTGATTATGTTATCGTCACAGACGCATCTTTTGCCCTTGATGCCGCCGACTATATTGGGTTAGAGTTTACAGGCGAATCAAAAACAGGAACGAACGGACTAAAGTTTCAAATAAGTTATATTCAAGAAGCGAAAGACGATAACGCGGGTGAGAGTACGATTCATATCTTGTATGGAAGGTATGTCTCTGCTAATCAACAAAGTGTTTCCACAAACGTTCAAACCGAATCTTTAACGTTTGATGATGCAGAAACGTTAGTAAACGCTAGTAATAGTCTTACTGTTCGAACAAAACATAGCGGTTCGGCGATAAACTCTACTGGAAAGGGTGTCCTCTTTTCTGTACAAAGAGCAGAATTTTACGTTCAAGGACACTTTGTATACGTTCCTAAACAAACTCTAGCAATATCAAAATACAGTTCTTATGTTGATGCAGAAGTAGGGTTTGAAGTAACGCAAGATGTGGTAACTACCGCTGATGACGATGCTTTGTACGACAATCAAGGAACTAGACCTAATCTCTCTGCTCCTGGTGCTGATCGATATAGAATCCGGATGACTTTGTCTACGAGAGACGCGGTTGCAGTAGCAGAAGATTTTGTGTCTTTTGCAACTGTTCGTGCTTCTAAAATCGTACAAATAAAAGAAGGAACTGACAATTTTAATCAATTTGAGAAACGACTAGCACATCGCCACCATGATACTCATGGAAACTTTATTGTCAACGACTTTGAGATAGAATTTAGAGAAGGCGATGACAGTGCTCAAATGATTTATGACATTCCTGCTGAACAGTTAGGGGTGCGTCCACTAGCATTTTTAGATGGATTCCGCCTAGAGCATAAAGTCGGAAAAAGTTTAGTTGTACCGAAACCAACTTCTTTTGTTTCCGACTCAGATCAAAACATTAATGTTTCTTACAAAAACTACGTTGCCTTTGACAACCTAAGTTCAGGCGATAGTTCTTTGGGTAACTTAGATACTGATTTTGAGAACGCAATAACAAATCAAAAGAAAATTGCTCTATTTGATGCGGGTTCGTCTGTTATTGGTTATACCAGAGTGAAATCTCTTGTCGACAGAGGTTCCGGAAATGTCAGTGCTCGATACAGAATGCACCTTTTCGACATACAAATGTCTAGCGCGAATAATTTCAGAGACGTATTTGCTATCGGAGATTCTACCGATTTTGCAAAAGCAGTAAAACCATTGAGGGAAGATAATCAGACTTATGTAACTTCTCCAGAAACGAATACCAGTCTTTTTGAAGTCCCTGGAGGAAGGGTCAAACAAGTCAGTGTGGATAATTTCACTGTTCAAGAACAGACGAGCAAATCGGCACCTGGTGGTGTAGTGACTATCACAATTGCTGGTG